AAGAAGTCCTCGATGGGCACGACGACGTTGTCGTAGAACCACTGGGCGACACCGGACCATATCTCGGCGCCGATTGTCACGGCCCCGTTCCACAGATCCGAGAAGAACTGCGTCATCGGGGAGAAGAACAGCTGGATGGGCACGACGACGTTGTCGTAGAACCACTGGGCGACACCGGACCATATCTCGGCGCCGATTGTCACGGCCCCGTTCCACAGATCCGAGAAGAACTGCGTCATCGGGGAGAAGAACAGCTGGATGGGCACGACGACGTTGTCGTAGAACCACTGGGCGACACCGGACCACCATGTCGATATCGCCTGCACGGCGCTAGACCAGAGGTCCTCCAGGGCTGGCCCGATGGTGTTCCAGTTCATGACGATCGCGGCGACCGCGCCGACGGCCGCTCCGACCAGCAGTGGTATCCACGACCCCGTCATCAGCGAGATGGCGCCGCCGATGAGGCTGAAGCCGGCCAGTACCGCCAGGACGTTGTCCGTGCTCGGCCCGTTCTTGAAGAAATCGATGAAACCGGCCGTCAGCAGGGCGACTCCGCCGACCAGCATGCCGATGGCGCCCGCCAGCTCGCCGAACTGGAATGTCAGGGCGAACACGCCGGCACCGATGCCAACCACCATGGTGAGCAGGTTGTAGGCGTTCATCCCGTTATCCCAGACGTCCTTGAAGGCGACGGCTATCATGCCGACCCCGGTCACGACCGCGCCGATCGCGGCGGCACCCGGCCCGAAGGCCAGCCACAGGCCCGTCACGACGGCCGCGGCGCCGAGAAACATCTGGGTGAAGTTCGACAGGTCGATTCCGTTGCTCCACGCGTCGATGAGGCCCCATACGTACAGCACGGCGCCTCCGACGGCGAGGGCGAGGCCGGCCGCCTTCTTGAGGTCGGCGCCCAGGGTCCTGGCGATCTTCCACGCGGCGAAGCCCGCGCCGATGGCGGCGACATACGGGAGCAGCTTCAGCATCTTCTGGGCGATCTCGTCCGTCATCTTGTTCATGTAGTCGTCGAGGCCCGAGAGGAAGTCGTAGGTGTCGAGGGGCAGATCGAGGCCCCCGCCTCCTCCGCCTCCTCCGCCACCGCCGCCTCCGCCCCCGCCTCCGCCGGACGGCGACGTGTCGGAATTGTCGGTCAGCTTGTTGAGCTCGTCGAAGCCCATGACGGAGTTCTTGAGCTCCTTGACCTTGTCGTTGGCATCGGATGCGGCGTCCCCCACCCCGCCGAGGGAATCGGCGGTGTCATCGATGGGGCCGGTGCCCCCGCTGTTGAACCCGGAGGTGTCGAGCCCCGAGTAGTCAACCTCGAAGGTGGCGTCGATACCGAAGAACCGGGCGATGGTGTTGGCGAGTATCTGGATGGCCTTCGCCGCCGCGATCGCATACGGGAGGATCCTGTTGAGCACGGGTATCAGCACGTTACCCACGGCTCGGGCCGCCATTCGGGCCTGCGCCGACAGGATGCGCATCTGGTTGGCCGGCGAGGCCAGGGTGCGCGCCATGTCGCCGTGGACCTGCGTGACCTGCTCCATGATGAGGCGGTAGCGCAGTGCGACCTTCTCGGCCTGGGTCATCTCGGAGGTGCTCTGCTGGATGCCCAGGTTCGTCGCCTCGAGCTGCATGCGGGCGTCGGACAGGTCCCAGCCGATACGGCGGAGCGGCTCCAGCTCACCGGCGATACCGGACTGGAGCTTGGCCATCGCCTCATCGGTAGTGATGTTGTAGAACGACGCGATGTCGTACCCGAGCTGCGTGAGCTGCTGCGACATCACGGCGGCCTTGTCCGTCGCCTCGCCCATGCCCGTGGTCAGCGTCATGAAGGTTCCCTGGTTGCGGGACCATTCGCCCATATCGATGCCCATGAGGTCCTGGACCTTCTGGGCATACCTGGTGGCGCCGTCGGCATACGAGCCCATAGAGGCAGCGTAGAGGTTCATGTCCTCCGCATATTGCGAGGAGTAGTCCACGCACGTCTTCAGCGCGCCCAGCGCGATTCGGAGCCCGCCGAGGAGCTTGCCGAAGCTGAAGGCCCCCGCGATTCGGGCTGCCGCGCCCGTCAGGGCACTGCTCGCCGAGATGCTCTGGGCCTCGGCGTACTTGAGCGACGAAGCCACCGTGCGGGTGGCGGCCGCCGCGGTGCGCATCGAGGGCGGCAGGAGCCTCACGGCCGACGCGAGCTTCCCCACGTTGGTCGCCAGGGGCTCGATCACGCGGTTGAGCCTGTCGAGCTTGTCGGCAAACCCCTCCATGTCGAAGTCCTCGTAGGCCTTCAGGGCCTCCGGCAGGCGCTTGAGCCCGTTGATGGACTTGGTCAGGCTCATCCCCTCCAGCCCGCGAAGGCTGTTGAGGGACGACGCCACGGAGCGCAGGCTGCCGAGCGACGCCTCATCGAAGGACGAGAGCGCCTGACCGATGGCGCGCAGATTGTTCGGGACTGTCTTGGAGATGGTGATGCCGGAGAGGCCGGTGAGGGACGAGAGCGAGGACAGGCGCTCCGCCGCGTCCTCGGGTATCGACCCGGAGGCCTCCCCGACGGCGGCGAGCGTCTTGGGAAGCGAGGCCGACATGCTCGCCGCACCCAGCCCGCCGATGGATCCGAGGGACGCGAGCTTGGAGCCGGCGCCCTCCGGAATCAGGTCTATTGCCGCGGCGAGATCCATGATCCCGTCCGCGGCGTTCTTGTTTATCTTGATGTTCGACAGCTGTTGCAGCTTCGCCACCGGGATTGAGTTCGCGGCGGCGTTGAAGCGCTGGATGGCGTTCTTCAGCTGCCCCAGCTTGGAGGTCGGTCCCCCCAGGCGCCCGTCCAGGCGCTCGAGCGAGCCGATGAGCCGGTTGAGGCCCCTCGACGCCGACCCGGAGTCGGCTGAGACCTCGATGCCCAGCTTGTCGATGGTAGCGTCGGCCATGCCGCCCTCCCTTGCTTTCTATCGGGTAAGGGCGGGTCCTCTCCGCTGCCTAATCGCCGGCGTTCTCCCCTTGCCGGTCGCGTATGGCCTTGTTCAAGCGCTTGGCCACCTGCTCGAAGCGGTCGCGCATCTCTATGGCACGGCGCCTCTGGCGCTCCTCCTCGCGCCTCGCCGCGGTCTCCGGCGTGGAGAACAGCGGGGCGTCCGGGTACTCGGCGTTCTTGTCGCCGCAGAGCGTCCGCGCCAAGACGGCCCCGAGGGCGCTGTATACGTACAGCCCCTCGCGCCACTCGGCCGTATACCGGTTGTCCGCCCTTATGCGGGCGGCCTCCCGGTACGCCCTCGCGAGATCGAGCGGGCCGTGCCAGAACTCATCCGCCGTCATGCCGATGGCGAGGTACTGGGGCAGGGCCCTCCAACAGATCTCCTCGATGGACGTCAGGGTCTCCCCGGTCGGCTCCCCTAGGCTTCCGACCAGGTGATCGCTTTTCCCTCGTCGCTCGGATCGTCGAGCAGCGAGCCCGCCGCGGCGGCGTACATGCCGGTGAGCTTCGTGTAAAGGCCCACCTTGTCCTCCATGAGGTCGAACAGAGTCTTCGCGGTGCTCGGCTTCATCTTGGGGTGGTGCTTGGCGAGGGCCGCGGTGAACAGCGCCTCGGCGAGATACGACTTGCCGCTCTGGAGCTCACTCATGGAGATGTCGTACATGCGCTCGGCGCGCACCGCGGACTCTCGGTCGAACTCGAGCACGTAGGTGGTGCCGTTGTAGTCGAACTTGATCATCTGGTTTTCCGCCATTTGGGGAACCTCTTTCTGTCAGTGTTTGCTTACTTGCCGGAGACGTACTTGATCTCGCTACGCGGCATGATCGCGATAGTCATCTCGGAGACGGCGGAGACGCTGCGGGACTTCGGGTACGCGGTCACGGTGCCGGTGAACTCGAACTTGCCGAGATGGCCGTCTGGGGTCATGACACCCTCGGTCTCATTGCCGCCGAACCAGACGCCCCAGTGCTCCACCTTGCCCTTATGGGCGAGGATCGCCTCGTAGTCGTCGGGATCGTAGTTGGCGGTGAACTCGAGGGCGCCGCCGGAGTCGAGGATGTCCTCGATGTACTGCTTGGCGGCATCGGACAGCGTGGTGGCGTCAAGGTTGTCCGGCGTCTTGCCGAGATCCGGGGTCTCCTTGACCGGGCACTGGTTCGTCCAGGTCGTGCCATCGGCTGAGTTCATCAGATAGGTTTGATAGGTGTTGGTCGGAGTCGACATGTTACCTCCCGTAATATGTTCCGTCTTTAGCGACGACGCCCGTGAACCGGGCAGTCATCCTGTAGATAGATGGGTCAGCCGCGTTGTCGACCGGCTGGCACATCACCCGCTTGAAGTTGCGTTTCCTCATCGCGTCGGAGACGGCGCCCATGATCGACCTGCACTCGGCCTTCGGGTCCTCCAGCGCTGCGCTGAAGACGTCGGCCGTGTAGGTCACCGAGGCGTACTTCTCCTCGAGGGAGGAATCGATGGTGCGGGAAAAGGTGTTGTTGAGCGCCTCGACGAACTCGACCGCCGGGAAGGCCGGCGGAGAGATGACGTGCTGCGAGCACACGTATGCGTCGGGGTGGTCCCGGAGGACCGCCCTGGCCACCTCGTCGAAGAGCTGTATCTCGTAGTCGATCAAAGCTCGAATACCTCCCTGGCGATGTCGAGCGCCCGCTGGCGCATCGCGTCGGCGGCAGTCGCCATGTAGGCGTTTGCCGTCTGTCCACGCGTCGTGCCCAGGTTGCCCTCGCGGTCGTAGTAGTACCAGCGCGTCGGGTCCGTGGGGTCGTGCGCCTCCGGGGTGCGTCGCTCGTCGTAGCCCCAGCCCGGGGGAGTCTTCCCCGGGTAGGTGCCCTGGCCGACGACGCCCGTGCCGAACTCGACGAAGGCCGCATAGGCTCCCGTCGAGACGACCAGCCACGATCCCGGGCCGTCGGACTCGGCGTAGATTCCGGAGCGGAGCCCGCCCGTGTCCTCGCGGACCACCGAGGCGGCAACGTCGACACCGATATCGGACAGGCGCTCGCAGAAGCGGTCGCAGCGCTCGGCCAGGTCCGCCTCGATGGCGCGGAGCTCGTCGATGGCGGCCCGCACCGAGGAGCGCGAGAGCTCCAGCTCGACGGTCCTCATCGCCCGTGCTCCACGTACTTGAGGGCCACGACGAGGTACGAGGTCGTGCGGGACACGCGGCGCACCGCGTAGTCGTAGGGCTTGTCGCACGATCCCGATGCGTCCGGGCCCACCGGCTTGTAGACGTCGATCCAGAAGACGGTGGACTCGTCGATGGGCAGCGTGGGGTCGTCCACGATCAGGGTGCGGTCGTAGTCGAGGTCCTGCCCGAAGACAGACCCGGCGGCCTCGCCCTTGACGGCGGACACCGTCGCGAGGATGGGGGTCTGCCCCGAGCGCACCGTCTCGAAGCGGCCGGTGAGTCTGCCCTCGGCATCGACGACGGGCTCCTTGGACTCGTAGTACGAGACGAGAACCTCGCGGCGGTCGCGGTCGAGGCACCTCATCGCGGCACACCGACCATCGGCACGATGTCCGAGAGCATGGCCTCGGGCACACCGGCCGAGCCGTAGGTGCGCGAGACGCCCGCCTCCGTGTGGGACAGCTCGCCCTCGGCGCCGCGCTTGTTGATCAGGTAGACGGCGACGTCGACGACGGTCCCGTGGTACTTGGCGGGGACGTCGCCCCACTCCGCGTCGGCGTAGGGGAAGACGCGGGAGGTCACCTTCGACTTGGCGATCTCGATGTAGCTCGCGACGTAGGAGTCCATGCGCGGGTCGTCGATCAGGTTCGACACCGTGATGGTGATTTCCGCGTCCGTCATGGCCCTACTCCCCTGCCGCCTGGATCTTGTCGATGATGGTGGCCTTGGTGTCCTTCACCTTGAGCGTGATGCCCTTCTCGGCGGCGAGGGCAATGAGCTCATCGCGGCTCATGGCCCCCATATCCTCCTGCGGGACATCCTGCTCGGTAGCGACGGTGGGCTCGTCAGCAGGGGCGGACTTCTCCGCGGCAGGCTCGGTGTAGGTGAGCGGATGCTTCTCGCTGATGCCGAAGCGCGTGACGATCTCGTCGAGCGTCGAGACGCAGGCGCCGGCGGGGAGCGCGGTCTCGGAGCCGAGGGCGTAGCTGACGCTCTCGAGCTCGCGGACCTCCGTCACCTTGTCCTTGGCGGTGACGTTCAGGCCGTAGACCTTACCGGCCTCGTCCTTGAAGTAGGCTCGCTCGTCCTTGTAGTAGAACATTGGCGCTCCTTAGCCGTTAGAGACGATCTGGGCCATGCCGATGCACTTGGGGTCGACGACCGGGGCGTACTTGGCGGAGTTGCCGAGGGTCGCGTCGTCCGGGGACACGCCGTCGGTGGCGCCGTTGTGCGTGTAAGAGAAGCCGTTCGGCAGAATGGTCTCGCGCAAGCGGGTCACGAGGGTGTCCTCGCCGCCGTTCTTGGTCTCGGAGCGCTCGGTGCCGACCGGCTTGTTGACGGGGGCCGGGGCGTAGCGGAACGCGCCTTCGCCGAAGATGTAGCTCGTGTACTTTGTCGCGGAGGAGCCGGAGCCGGGGACGGTGGGCACCTGATCGGAGACGACCACGGTCATGCCGTTGGCGTCTGCGATGTTGAGAGTGCGCTGGATGCCCATCGGGTCGGTGTACTTGCGGAACTCGAGGAGGTCGAGGTTCGCGAGGTTCTTGGCGACCGTGGAGTGCATGATGGCGAGCTTGAACTGGCCCTGGGCCTTGTCGCCGCAGGCCTTGACGAGCGCGTCGTTGATGGAGGTCTCGGCCAGCTTGTTGCCGGCGGACACGGTGGTGCTGCCGGAGCTGATGTCGGTGAGGTGGGACGCGAAGGCGGCGACATAGGCCTTCTGGGCCTCGGTCATGTAAGCCTGCTCGCTCACGCCGAAGACGGCCTTGGCGATACGGATGAGCATCGCCTGGTGCTGCTTGTCCCAGTAGCCGGCGACCTGGGAGACGATGGCGCCCATCGGGTCGACCTTGTGGAAGTCGGCGATGAAGTCGCGCGACTTCCAGCCCTTGGCGCGGCCGTAGACCACGCCGGAGAGGTCGCCGCCGTCGATCTCGTCGGTAGTGATGTCGGTCTTGCCGTCATAGTTGACTGGGGCGCCGCCGAGCGTGTTGAAGAAGGGCACGGTGTAGACATTGGAACCGCCTGCGATCTGGTCGGCGATCTCCTGGTCTAGGACCATGGCGCCCGAATCGAGGAACGCCGTGGTCACGGGATCGGGGGCCTGGCGCCAGTTGCGGGAGAAGAGCTCCTCGTCGAAGGGGAGTCCGAAAAGCGTACCTGCCATTTGGTTTCCTTTCAGTTGGGTGTTAGTCGGTTGCGTCGAGCTGCTTCAGAAGACCGGGGTTCTCCTGCATGAGCTTCATCTGCTCGGAGAACGTCATCTTGTTGAAGGACTCGGCCGTGATCTGGCCCTCGCCGGTGCCCCCGTTCAGGCCGGGGTTCTGCTTCAGGAGGGCCGCCTTGGTGGACTGGGCCACCTCGTCGCGACGTCGCTTGTCGAGATCCACGAGGGCCTGGGCGGCGGTCTTGGTCGCCTCGGCGTCCTCGCTCACCACGCGCGGCAGCAGCTGCTCGATGTCCTCGGTGCTGAAGCCGGCGCCCACGAAGAGCGATTTGGCCTCGAGCGAGTTGGACTTGAGCGTGAACTCGCGCTCCTTCGCGGCAGCCGCCTCCTCGCGCTGCTTGAGGAGCTCCTCGGCGCTCATGCCGGACTGCACCTGGGAGGTGAGCTCGGCGACCTTCGCCTGGAGCGCGCCCTCGCTGTCGCGGGACGCCTTGAGCTCGCCGTTGGCGGCCGTCAGCTGGCCCGTGAGGTCGGTCACGGTCTTCTTGAGGGGATTGAGCTCGGCGCCGATGCCGTTGAGCAGGGTGCTGATCTGCTCCTCGGTCGCACCGGGGAAGATTGCCGCGATCTCGTCTCGTTTCATATTTCATTCCTCCGTAGATACGCCGGTTTTAACGCGGCCGGCACCGCACGGATATGTCTGCCACTTCACGCTGTGGCCGCTATGCGTTAGCCGCCGCGTGCGCGGAGGCGTCGTCGCCCTTTTTGGGCTCGGGGACCCCGGCCTGTGAGCCGGGGCCGTCCTCGCCCGTCGAAGAGGAGGGGTCGTGGTTAGCGTCCGCCTGGGCCGCGAGCTGTCTCTGCGCCTCGGCGGCGCGCTCCTCGGACCAGCGCTTGGACTGGAGATATGCCGCCTCCGGGTCGGTGAACATGCCGCAGCTCTTGAAGGCGATCTCGGGATGGATGCCGTTATTGGAGAGCATGGTGGTGAGGACCTGGGCCTTGACCAGGACGTTCTCGTAGTTGCGGCGGTTGAAGGTGAGCTCGATGTCCCGCGAGCGCAGGTCGATGTCGACGCCGCCCGACTGCTCGCAGATGCCCAGCACGATCTTCAGCAGGGCCCGCTCGGCGCGCTTGAACTGGAGCTCGTAGCTCTTGGCGTGGCTCTCGGCCATGGTCCAGCCGTCTCGCAACAGGACGGCGGCGCCCGTGTCGGACGTCGAGGCCTTGGTGCCGTTGCGGTTGGGCATGCCGCAGATGTTGGTGACCGCCTGGAGGAGGTCCTCCTTGGTGACCTGCGTCTGGCTCTGGTCCAGGCTGTTGCGGATGAAGTCCACGTCGCCGCGCCCGCCCTCGACGGTCTTCACCTTGACGGCGCCGATCTCGAGCATGCTGAGGAACGTGTCCTCGTCCACGTCGCAGTCGACGAACTTCATGAGGCTCTGGACGGTCTGCTCGATGTCGTCCATGCGGTTGGACTCGAGCGCGTTCAGGGCATCGAGGATCGGCAGGACTACCTCGAAGGCGCCCAGGCGGACGCTGTTCAGGTCGTACTCGACGATCGGGATGGCCCCGTAGGTGTGCGGCCGGCTGTCGATGATGTCGGCGCCCTGGATCAGGTACCAGGAATCGGTCGTGTAGACGTTGTAGAGGGTCTTCTCGCTCCCGTCCTGCGCCGTGCCGACCCACACCGCGGCGATGGGGCGGTGGTGGTATGCGGAGCTGTACACGACGAAGGTGTCCCACGGCTTGAGCACGTGGAGCTCGAAGGGCTCCTCGTCGTCGGCCGTGGACTCCACCATCCGGTACCCCACGCCGCAGACGCACATGTACTCGAACAGGTCGCGGTCGCTGGATGCCTTGTCGCGGGCGAACATGAGCGTGTTCAGCTCGTTGAGGTCGCCCAGGTGCTCGGAGTAGCCGTCCTCGGTCTCGTCCGTGCCCTCGGGGCCGGCGGTGCCGTCGTGGTTTCTCAGCGTGTACTGGAGGGGCTCGGCGAGCTGGTAGCCCAGCTTGAAGTTGACGATCTCGCTCGCGTGGTTCTCCACTATTCGGTTGCAAATCTCGGGGCGGACGTCCTTCACGCGGTCGAGGACCGGCTGGCGCCCGCGGTAGTAGTCCCAGAGGTACAGCTCCTGGGCCTTGTTGATCCAATGGGCGGCGAGCGCCTCGGTGACGACCTCGACGACGTTGCCCTCGCCCACGGACTCGTAGTCCGCGTAGATGCGGGCCCGCCCGGTGTACACCGGCGCCGCTCCCGCCTTGTCGCCCTCGGCCATCCGCCGCCTCCTAGTGTCTGGATTGCTCTATCGCCAGAGGACCGGTCCCGCGCGAAGGGGAGCGCGCCCGTCCCACCGGACGGCTGGATGGGGACGGTCCGTACTGACAGCGGAGAGGATCCGCCGACACGAATAATGACAGGGGGTGAGGGCGCAGTTAATACCCGTCCCGCTATTGTGAGCAACGGTTGGCATTATTGCGGATTGATACGGATTGATACGGATTACCTGCTACGCTATGCGTCTCGTGGGGGTGACCTTCGCGAGGGACATCGACGTGGCGAAGCGCTTGAGCATGCTCATCGCATCCGGCGCGTCGTCGTGTTTATTGCGCCCCTCCGTCGTGTAGTGGGTGAGCATCGAGATGAAGCGGTCGTAGTCCCTCGAGGGGTGGTCGGAGCGGAAGAGGCAGTGCTCCTTGATCCACATCGAGTCGGTGATGATGCGGGTCTCCTTGTTCTCGGTCGAGAACTTCTTGCGGATGTCGACGGAGTGCCCAGCGCGCCTGCACGCCTCGGCGATGTCGTCGGCGATGCGCCCGCCCGCCGAGTTGCTCTCGAATCGCGCCAGGCCCACCCCGTTGCGCACCAGGGCGGAGGCGATCTTGGGCTCCACCACCTCCGGCAGCGAGTTGTCGCACACGACGTCGTCGATGTAGTAGCGGTCCCCGTATATCTTGGCGACCGGCAGGCACGCGTAGTCGGCGCCGCGGTCCTTGGTGTCGCACACGGCGATCACGCCGTCGGGCTCGCCCCCGGGCAGCTGGTCGTACCAGGAGATCTCGTCCGCGCCGAACATCAGGCCGCCTATCCACATCGGCTCGCCCATGTACTTGGCCGCCCACGAGTCCTCCTCGCCCGCGTTTATGAGCGACGCGCGCATGTCCTCGTAGTACTTCGTCGAGAAGCCGAGCCCGTACAGGTACGTGAAGTTGGTCTCGCCGTCGTCGTTGAGCGCCGGCAGCACCGTGAAGCGGTAGCGCGGGTCGTCCCCGTGCTCCTCCTCGATGCGCCCGATCACGTCGTTGGGGACCCAGCGCGTGCCGACGTGCAGCTCCTTGGCCCCGTCGAGCTTTCGGTCGCGCAGCTGGTTGAGGTACGCGCTGTAGAGCTTCTCCATTCGGTCCGAGGACAGCGCCTCCTCTCGGTCCGAGACCAGGTCGTCGCAGTAGAGCAGGGCTTCGCGGCCGACCTCGACGGCGCCGGTCAGCGTGCCGTCGACCGATCGGCACGTGAGCGTGGGGAACCTGCTGCGGCGCTTGAGCGAGATCGTCTCGTCGGCGTAGCTCTTGTCGACGAAGGGGGCGTCGGGGAACACCTCGCCGAAGCGGTAGGTCTCGCCGTCCAGGATGATGCCCAGGGCCTCCTGGTGGAAGCCCTTGGTCAGCTTGTCGGAGTGCCCGCTCATGACGTTCGCGCGCTCGGGGTTCCGCCCCATGACCCAGGTCAGGAAGAAGATGCACAGCGTCGACTTGCCCACGCGGGGCGGCAGCGATATCGCGAGGAAGTCGAGCCTGTCGTCGGCGAGGTCCTGTAGGTCGCCGACGAGCGGCAGCAGCACGGCGCGGCGCGGCGCGTAGAAGCGCTTCTCCGGCTCGCGGCGCCATTCCATGAACAGCATGTAGCTGTCGAAGTCCACCGGCGCGAAGGCGAGCAGCGTCGCCTCGATGGAGCGCAGCAGCGACTGCGCCTCCCCCACGCGCCCGCCGAGCTCGACGACCAGGTCCATCGCCCTCTCGCGCATCCAGCGCCCGTATGCCGACGCCCTCGCCGGGTCGTCCTCGATCATGGCCGGGTACACGGCCAGCGCGTCGCGGTACGGGTCGGTCGAGTCGCACCCGGCCGCTGTGGCGGCGATCGCGTCCGCCGTAGTCCAGATATCTCCCATCGTTCCTCCAAGTGAAAGGGGTCCTGCCGATCTCTCGGCGGAACCCCTCCACTCGGAGCGCCCCTCCCCTCGGGGCGCGCGTATCAGATTGTCCTAGCGGCCGCGCGGCCGCATCTCCAGTATCTTACCCCCGGCCGCCCGGGCCCGCGACTCGCCCTCCGGGGAGAGCACGGTCTCGGACCACCCGCAGGCCGGGCACGTCCGGTAGGCCCCGTGGGGGCTCAGCGTCGGCTCCCACACCGCCCGGTGCCCGCACCTCGAGCACCAGCATGGCCGCGACGCGACGGAGCGGATGTACGGGTCGGGCGTCATGCGACCAGCCTCCCGTCCCCCACCATGGCGTACACGGTGCCCCTCGAGACGCCGAGCACGCGGGCCGCGGCGGCCTTGCCCTCCTCGCGCAGGGCCCGCTGGGCCTCCTCGACCAGATCCGGGTCGAACTCGGTCCTGGCCCTGCCGCGGTAGCGCCCCTCGGCCCTGGCCAGGGCGATGCCCTGCGCCTGGCGCCTGAGCATCTTCTCGCGCTCGGTCTGGGCCACGTAGGCAAGCAGCGACAGCAGCATGTCCTCCACGCACCTGCCCATGTCCCCCATCGCGGCGAAGCCGGCCGAGTCGAAGAAGGGCAGGTCCAGCGCGCGGATCGACACGCCCTCCTCTCGGGTGATCCGGCGCCACTCGGCGGTCACGCCGTCGTAGGTGCGCCCGAGGCGGTCCAGCGAGTCTATGACGACCGAGTCCCCGGGGCGCAGGGCGGACAGCAGCCTCTCCCACTCGGGGCGGTCCATGCTCCTCCCGCTCGCGCGGTCGACGAAGACGCGCTCGGGAGGTATGCCCTCGGCTGCCATCGCCTCGACCTGGCGACCGGCGTTCTGCTCCTCGGTCGAGACGCGCACGTAGCCGTACTCCACGCTACTCGGCCTCCCCCACCACGATCGAGCCCTGCGGCAGGCGCGAGCGCTTCGGCACCACGGCCAGCTCGTAGCCCAGCACGTCCAGGTACGCCGCCGCGACGCCGACCCTGATGTCGGACGAGCGCATCTTCTGCGACATGTTCTGTGGCGTCAGGCCGATCTCGCCGGCCACCTTGTTCTGACTCCAGACGGGGGACTCCTCGGTGAGCGCCCTCATTATCTGCTTGATGTCCATGTCCTCTCCTTTCGACAGCCCCAATATAGGTGTATAGGAAATTATTGTCAATGCTTTTATAAGATTTTTTATTTTTTCGGCTGTGAAAAGCACTTACCTACTAGTTTTAGGGATCCGCTATTTACTGCCCGGGGGTGTGTTTCCGCCGGAAGAGGATCCGACGCGGCCAGGCGGCCCGATCAGGTGTGCAATTAGGGCACGCCCAAAATAAACGCCGCGACTGTAAATAAAATTATTTATAACTGCCTATTGCACTGTAAACAAAAACGTTTATAGTGAGGACTGTAAACAAAAACGTTTACAGTTTCGAGGAGGCCCACACCATGAAAGACCTAACACTAACGATCGGCCACAACATCAACGGCGTACCCACGCACACCTATACGCACGTCGTGGCCTTCACCGCGGCCGCTCTCCAGCTCGAAGGCCTGACCGCCTGGGAATGTACGGGGTTCTGGGAGGGGGAAGTGGAGCACTCGACCCGCATTGAGATAGACGCGCTCGAAGAGGACCGACTCGAGAGGATCCTCTCGCAGATCCCGTCACTGGCCGAGGCCCTGAAACAGAACGCCATAACGGTACAGATCAGGGACAGCGCGACGGCGTTTATCGAGCCGATCCGGATCAGCGCGACGGCCTAACCGGTCAACCAGGCGCCCCGCATACCGCGGGGCCATATTGAAGGGATACCACCATGGAAGTAAAGAAATACAGGGGCCAGGGAACCGGCGACGCCTACGACGTTACGATCGTATGCGAAAGCCTGCCCACGCGTAACGGGTTCTGCCACCGCGCCACCCTATTCGTAAACGACTGCCAGGTAGCCGGCCACCGTGTCAACTACCTAAACCGCACGTGGGAGGCGTACACGTACCAAACCGCGATGTCCTGCGTTATCGAGGATCGACTCGAGGAACTCCAGGCCGCCCGCCTGGAGGAGTTCAAGACGGAGCGCGGATACCAGCGCATGACCTCGAAGCGTAAAGCCGAGTTCGAGGTCTGGGAAGGCGGGGCCTCGGACGTCCTCATGGCCGAATACACCGCCCTGGGCGACGTATACGCCCAGATCATGCGTTACTAGGGGGGATATAGCTATGTCTACCTCAAACTTCCCGATCATCCCCGACGGCCTGCCCCTCATCGCCCGCACCGATGACGAGTTCTGGCTCTTCGACGAGGACGGCGAGTGCCTCGGGTATTGCGACTTCGAATCCCAGGAGTGGGAATCGGATGCAAACGGGGCCCTGGACGCCTGGAACGATGCCGCACGCGTCTACCACCTGCGGATCGGGTACGGCTACTATTCGGGCTATTTCGTCGAGGTCGAGCGTGACGAGGACGAGGCCGACGATCTGCGGGAAAGCGGGGCGACGGAGTGCGGGCGCCCCTTCGAGGAGTACGAACGCGGCCACCTGGCCCACTTCCTGCGGGCCTTCGCAGGTGCCCACGGCATGCAGGAGTATCGCGTGGCCGCCCGTTTCTCAAACGGTGAAACTATCTATCAGGAGGTCAAATAATGAAACGCCCCAAGATCGTCAGGAGCCCGTATCTCGAAGCCGTTTTCGACGATATCTGGGAAGACCTGGAATCACTGGGATACGAGGAGGTCCGCCACTATGCGCGCGCCTTCCCCCGTGAGCCTGACTACAACCTGGTAAACTACGGGTGCATGCGCGTCTACTATTTCGATATCCGCGATCTGTACGCCGCCTCTGGCGTCCCAGGCGTCACGGATACCTACAAGAGCGCCCGCAGCGGCCACGAGATAGGCGACTACAAACTCGGTGACGATCGTCTCTGGGAGGCGTACCGCGGCCACGTCGGGCAATGCGCACGCGCATACCTGGAGGCCTTCGAGGAAAGGGGATAGCGTGGGGGAGCTGATTCGGCGCGCCATGGGCGCGGGTATCCCGTGGTCGGAGAAGACCGTAGCGCAACGCGTCTTTACGATCCTGGGGCCGCCTCTCTATATCGCCTGGGGGATCCTCCTGGCACTCGGGACGGTGTGCGCGGCCATCATAGCGTGCGCCTTCGAGCAGAACCCGCCGCGGCGCCGGCGATAGGCACAACGGAATAGAAACGCACGGGCGGGCCCTCCGGGGCCCGTTTCCGTTTGCATCGGATCCGCCTGGAGGGCTCCCCCGGGCGGATCCCGTATCTCGGGCCCTGCGGGGCCCGTTTGCGTATGGGCGATTGTAAGCCGTTTTGAGGCCCCGTTTTACACTCTCGGTGTAGTTACTCTACCCTATCGCAAAACGGTCCGTATTTCGTTAAATAAACCGTTTTATCGACCGTTTTATCGTATGGCGCTAGATCATCTATAGTGTGTCACGGGAAACCGACGTCGACGGGCCGCCCTGGCGCGTGCCCGCGGCGCCGGGGGCGCGGCCCCCGGGGGCCGGCGGATCGGGGGCGTCGAGACAAAAAAAAAGCCCCCGCCCGGGCGATGCCGGACGAGGGCTCGTGAGGGGCGGGCGCCGTCGCCGCGTCCCCGCGGCCGGATACCCAAAAGTCGAAAGTCGAAAGTCGAAAGTCGAAAACCGAAAGTCGAAAGTCGCTAGGCGCCATCGACCGGCTCGACCGAGACCACCTCGGCCGGGATCGCCTCCGGCACCGGGCGCCCGACGAGTCCGGCGTACTTCGCCGCGGTCTCCTCGGGGCTCGGCAGGGCCGCCGTCTCGTCGCGTCGGGTGACGATCTGCTCGGTCTGGTCCTTGATGCCGTAGTAGTTCTTGCCCAGGACGATCCATTTCACCGGATTGCCCTTCTCGGCCTGGAGGTTGATCTCCCAGTTTACCTGCATAAACTCGTATGCTTTTTTAACCGCGTCCCTAGATTTCGCGGTTAGTTTCGTGCTCAGGGTCGAAGTGTCGCCCCGCCCGATGTAGCACAGCTGCTGGCGGGTCATGCCGAACGCCATGGCCAGGCCCGTCACCATGGGGCGCAGGCCCTCACGGTCGCACATGTCCAGGAACGTGTAGAACCTCTCCTTGACCTGGTCGGCGTCCGCCAGGTCGATCGGCTCCAGGGCCAGCTCGAACAGCGCGCGCCCGAACACCATGGCCGCCGTGTGCCTCTCCCGGTCCTCCGGCGGCACCTCCGGCTTCCTCGACTGGGTCACGGGGCTCTTGGCGCGCGCGTCGCTGAGGTCCCTCCGTCCGCTTCCCTTGCCTCCCAAATAGATCATCTCCAAAAGTCGCTCGCGATAGCCGGAAAGTCGCTCGCGGAACGGGGAGAACGGAAGGAACGGAAAAATACGTATATATCTCTATATATACTTATTTTCTTTTCTTATATGTAAAGTAAAGAGAGAAGTAGTTCCTTCTGTTCCCATGAAAGTCGTTTCCGCAGATAGACTACCGAAAATCGCTGTTTTGATATTTGCTCCCGGTCGTTCCCGGGATGCTCTGCCCGCTACCCGTTTTCGCGAAAGTCGCTGACGTGAAAGTCGCTCACGAGAGTCGGATGCGGCCGGAGCCGGTTCCGGAACCGGTTTGGGAGCGGGTCGGGGAACCGAATAACGCGTCGGCGGCCTTGCTGAAGCCGAGCTCGTTGAGCGCGATCCCCTCGTAGAACCTCTCGCCGTGGCTCATGCGCTTGCTCACTCCCATGGTCTCGAACTCGCGGCGGACGCGCTGCGCGCTCATGGGCTCCTCGTCGCACTCGAGGCAGAACTGGCGGTAGGCGTCGTTGAAGTCGCCGACGCTCATCCTGGAGCCGGTGCGCACGTCGCAGCACTCGGCCACGAAGCGCGCGAGGCTGGAGCCGCCGACCGAGGTGTAGGCGGCCGTGGCGGCCCTCACGCTCTCGGGCTCGTCGAGGCCGCGCTCTCGCCACATCCTGAAGCCCTCGCACAGCCAGTCCATGATGGTCCGCTGCCCGCGGTCGCTCCTGAACAGGGCCTTGAGGCCGCGGTCCTGCTCGTCCTCGCCGAAGTGGCGCTCGAAGGGGATGACGCGCATGCGGCCGGAGCTGAAGACCGTGGGGTCGGTGACGGTCGGCAGGGAGTTGCACGACAGCCAGAACACGCACTGGGGGACGAACTGGATCTGGGTGCCGTAGAGGTGGCGGGTCGAGATTGTGTCGTTGCCGGTGAGGGTCTTGACCTTGCCCTCGTCCAGGCGCTTGCCCTTGGTGGGCTCCGAGACCGTCACCAGGCGCACGCCCTCCAGCGAGGCGAGCTCCTCGTCGGCGCCCCCGGCCGAGCGGCCCTCCATGAGGAAGTCGCGGTCGACGGCGCGGGCGTACTCGCCCAGGGCGTACGCCACCGACTCCATGAGCGTGCCCTTGCCGTTCCGGGTGGTGGCGCCGTAGGCCACGAACATGCACTCCTCGGGGTTGGCGCCCAGCAGGCTGTAGCCCAGGGCGCGCTGGAGGTAGAGGGCGCGCTCGCGGTCGTGGCACATGATCTCGTCGATGAACTCGTCCCAGCGCTCGTCGTAGTCGATCGAGGAGTTCATGAGGCACTCCGGCGCCTCGCGGGCCGACTTGGTGACGTGCCAGTCCTTGGCGCCCCACTCGTCGACGTCCATGAGCAGCGTGCCGGTGTCGAGGTCGACGACGCCGTAGGGCGTGCCCAGCATGGTCGGCTCGACGTTGAGCCTCGAGGGCGGGACGCGCACCTCCTGGCGCCACATCTCGGCCACGTTGGCGATGGCGGTCTTGGAGCAGGTGCGCCGGCACCAGTCGAGGAACTGGCGGACCTTCTTCGTCTCGCCCTTCTCGCCGGCCGAGGAGGCCCTCATCAGCTGGTCGGTGGCCCACAGGGCGCGGGTGCCGACGAACTGGCGCACGAGGCGGTCGGCCTCCTCGCGGGGACGCTCGGTCCACGTGTCCCAGCAGGTCGGCAGGACCAGGGCCTTGGCCTCCTCGCACCACATGGCCTCGGGCCTCCAGCGCATGACGGCGCGCATGGTGCCGATGTCGGTGTCCTGGCGGTAGCGGTCGGATACGGGGTCCTCGGCGTCGAGGAGCAGGCAGATGTCCGCCTCGTCGCCCTCGAGCACCGTGCCGTCCGACAGCTCGTAGCGCCCGCTCATCGTCCCCTCCCCTTCCAGGAGTCGTCGAAGAGCACCCCGTAGTCGAGGCCGAGCGCCTCGTGGATGCCCTTCATGGTGTAGTAGCTCGGCTCGCAGCGGCACTTGAGCAGCTTGTATATCGCGACGGTGTTGACGCCGACCATGGCCGCGAGGGAGCTGACGCTGACGCCTTTGCGTTCCATGGCCCTCTTCAGTGCGGGGACGTTCATCAGAGCCTCCCCGTCGATCCGTAGCCGCCCTCGCCGCGGGAGCTGGCGGGCAGCTCGCGGACGGGGACGAAGCGTGCGTGGACGAACGGGATGATCACGAGCTGGGCCACGCGCTCGCCCGGCTGCACCGTGTAGGGATCGCCACCCAGGTTCAGCAGCTTGCAGCGGACCTCGCCTCGGTAGCCCGGGTCGATGACGCCGGGGGCGTTCGCCAGCGTGATGCCGTGGTTGCAGGCGATGCCGGACCGCGGGGCCTGGAGGGCGAACACGCCCTCGGGCAGCGCGACGCGCACGCCGGTGCCGACCCAGGCCGACTCGAGGGGCCCCAGCGTGATCGGGTCCGCGATGTCGGCGCGCAGGTCGCACCCCGCGTCCTCGGCCCCGTGTGCGTAGGACGGGATGTACCGGGCCGTGTCGGCGATCGGTACGACCAGCTCGGTCGTCGGCGAGGGCGGCTCGGTGCCGGGATCGGGCGCCGTCCGGTACTCCAGTGTGCTGATGTCCATGTCTCCTCCTCTCATCGGCAGGCGCCGATGCTCTTCAGGTAAAGGTTGTTCCTGCGCGAGCGGGCCAGGGCGCGGCGCCACCGGCGCTGCCATTTCGGGTCCAGGGCCTTCAGCACCCGGCGCACCACCTTGGCCATCCATCGGATCGCCTGCGCCATGAACTCGGCGAGCCACACCATGGCGTCGGCCGTCATGCGGACGACATCGGGGATATGCTGCCCGAGCGGATCGCTATTCATGGATGACCTCCAGGCCGTAGGCCTCGGCGGCCTCGTGCTCGATCCTGCACCCGCGGGCGTCCTCCCAGCCCTTAACGAAGTAGGCCGCGTGGCACAGGCTCATGTTCTCGAGCGACTTGGCGAGGTAGCAGAGCGGAACCTGCACGACGCCTCGCCCCTTCATGGCCTCGTCGCTATACCACTTGTCGCTAAAATAGGTGTTGACCACCTCGTAGCCCATGGCCGTCAGGGCGGCGACCGCCCTCTCGCGGTCCTCGACGATCTCCTCGTCGGTCTTCCCGGCCATCGGCTGGGAAATCATTGCCTTCTTCATATTCTGTTCTCCTAACGATAGATATGCCGGATGGTCCGACGGTCTCTTCCCGCAGTGCGGGGCCCTAGTGATGTCCCCATCGGAGAGCACCAGTCTCGAGACCGCGTAGCTTTTTCTGCACCCGCGGAGGACGCTCCCGCGAAGGCTCGCGATGCGCTCGATGGCGTCGTCCGGTGTGTGGCCGTCCCACTCGGGTGCGCGGTCGAGCTCGAGGCACGGGAACATGTCCCAGTACGGCTCGACGTCGTAGTGGTACGTGGCGGGACCGGCGGGGGTGTCGATGCCCACGATGAACATGCCGTCGTACATGGTTCCGTCGGCATGCTGTCTCGATTTCCACGAGAGATCGGGGAACTTCGCCACGATCACCGAGAACAGCACCGCCCTGTGGTGGTAGAGCTCGTCGAACGTGTGGTACCCGTCCGACGTCTCGCCCGTGACGGGCGCCGTCTCGGCTAGCTTCGCCAGTCTCTCGAGGATGCGGTCCGGTGGAGACAGCCTGTCTATCCCGATGGCGTCCGTCACCTCGTCGCGCAGTACGCGCATGAGGCCGGCGCTGTAGGGCTCGGGGCATGCGCCGTAGTCGTATGCCGTCTGCCAGATGGAGGCTCGATAACGCAGCTTCCCGGCGATCGCTTGGCGCTCTTCATCGGTAACATTCACGGCGTATCGAAGTCGGCAAATCCGCTTCTCTAGCTCGGGGCTAATCCGCATCAATGACCACCGCCCCACAATGCGGGCAACGCTCATACTTGCCGTATATTTCCTCGCAAGTTCTGCCGCACTCGCTACATTCGTAGATTCTTACCTTGGTGTTTCCGTGGGTCTCAACGTCGGTGAGGTCTAGGCGGCATGTCGGATGGTCGATTAGGTCGGCGAACTCCTCGCAATAATTGACTCCCTCGGGGAGTATTTCGCGCATGGCCTGATGGAGCAGCACGTGACACGGGATGAACGGAGTGAACCGATACATCAGGCGAAGCCTCGCCGCCAGTTCATGACAATGCGCACTGAGGGGAGACGGTCCGCAGTCGGGTTCCCCAGTTCCACAGTCGGGTTCCCCAGTACCGGCGTTCCGCTTCACACTGTAAGCGTTACAGGCGCTATTGGAGCTCCCCATGATGAAGCCGTCGATCTTACAGGCCCATCCATCGTAGTTGTCGCACGTGGCGCACGTCTTCTCATTCAGTAGCATTGGCTCTCCTGTTCCACATGGCGATGGCCGCCAGTTTCTCGATATCGATCACGGTCCGCGGGCGCACCATGCAGGCCGGGTTCTCGCACCCGAGCGTGCCCGTCAATCCGTACAGGTCGAATCGCGCCGGCCTGTAGACGGGATCGCTCTCGCAGAACGGGCACGGCTTAACCTTCCCCATCACTCATCACCGTCCGACCATTCATACTTACTGAACAGATCGGTTAGGCTGTCGGCCACCAAATCAATGACGTTGACGTAGCGGAACTCTCCTGACTCGAACGCGATGATCGCGCCGTTTTCGAAAAATTGAACAACAAAACCTTGGTCTTCTTATCTGTACCGTATGGCTGATACCAGACCGGGATAATGACGCCGTTCATTTGCCATCACCTCTCAGTAACCGACCACAGAATGGGCAGTAGCTGATGCGTTCGGACTCCATGTAGGTCGGCTCGCCATCAATAGACACAGCGACGATTCGGAACATCCCACGCACTGTCTCCTTGATGAACATGGACTTGTGGTTGTGTAAGCGGCGATCGGCCTGCATGTGCATCTCGCAGCGTGGTTTCTCGCAATAGGCGCACATCATTCATCACTGTCCAGCCATGCGTACTGGAAGAAGATATCAGCCGCCCCGTCGACCGTCACCGCGTCGGCACGCACGGTCCTGATATCGCCGGACTCGAACATCACGACTGCGGCGGGAAAGGCTATCTGTCCGGCTTTGAACCCGCCTAGCAGAGTGGAGTCGCCATGGGTCCATGCTTCTTGGAAGAACCCGACAAGCAATGCCCTGGTCTTCTCGCCGGGCATTTCCGACACGTAGCACGGGTACAGCTCGATCGGCAGGTTAGTCCACATGCCCGTACTCCCTCGCGATGTCCTCGAATCGGTCGAAGACTCTGTCATTGACGATGTAGCGGTTGTAGTCGTCCTGCTCCGTGTAGTGCCAGCGGCCCTCGCGGTGCCCCTCGAGTAGGTAGTCGCGGAGCGTGCCATCAGGGACGAAATTGCCGTCGACCATCTGGCGGAAGGTCAGTTCCCAGACATTGTGGCAGCTGCGGAACACTTCCTCTATCTGGTCGACCATTTCCGCAGTCATGCCCGGCGTCACGACGAACACGGCGCGGATGGTCATCATGGGGTAGTGGTCCCTCGACCGGAAAGCCGCGTTCACTCGCTGGAGGTCGTTGGTATTCATGCAATGGTAGACAACGCGATCGAACTCCTCGAGGATGCCGATGACCTCGCGGTCCCACATATAGCGTCGGAGGGTCTCCGCGCTCGTGTGCATCTCGGTCTCGACGTCGTGATCGCGGCATATCTTCGCCAGCAGGCCGTACCATGTGGCGCGCTGCATATCCTGACATTTCGATACCCCGTGCATGGGGTCGCCTCCACCCGAGAAGCTGAGGAAGTAGATATCATCCAGATCGATGAGCCCGAGCACCGTCCTCGATACCTCGTAGATGTCGGTCTCGGGGAGCCTCATACCGGTCTTCTTCGTGATGCAGTACGGACACAGGTGGTGGCACCCGAAGTTGGTGATGATAGAGAAGTTACGCTCCGACATTTCCGTCGCCTCCCGTCAGCTCGTGCAGGCGCCTGGCGATAGCAGAGAAGATCGCCCTCTCGCAGTTGTAGTCGCTACCCGATCGGATGGCGCAGTCTCTACAGTTACCGGTCGGTGAGAAATAGCGGCACGAGTTGCCGGTCCGGGCGCATTTCTCGATATCATCGATTAACTTACCGAGTGAGTCCGGAGCGGTCAGGTACAGGTAGTGCGCCTGTATCCTCTTGCCTTCCCCGGTCGTCACCATCCAGTGCCCCTCGGGATCCATACTCCGCGTGGCGTACAGGAAGTAGTTGACCGCATGTGCCTCCCCCTGTTCCCCGTAGAGCACCCGCGTGTCCAGCGGTATGCGCTTTCCGGCCCTGTCGACCGGATACTCGCAGCTATCCATCGATTTCCTCCTCTATTCGCTTCCTTGCTATCTCGGCGTATTCGTGTACGACCTCGTAGCCGATGAACGGGACGCCCCGCTTCCGGCACGCCACGGCCGTCGTCCCGCTGCCGAGGAACGGGTCGATCACCCCGATGCCGTCGGGCAGGATGCCGACGATGCGGTCCATGACCTCGATCGGCATCTGGCACGGGTGCGCGCTCTTGCCCCTCGTGGTGTTCTTGACCTGGTTGATCTGCCACCAGTCGTAGAGGCGGGCGCCGCGGCCCTCGGCCATGAGCCTCTTGATACGCTTGTCGTTCTGGTTTTTATAGGGCTGCTTGACCCTGCTGAAGTCCGGCTTGACGCCGTAGAAGGCGACGTCGCGGTGCTGCTTGGCGGTGTTGGAGTTGTAGGTCCACGAGACGACCCTCTCGGGCGCCTCGCCCTTGGCGATGCTCAGCCTGTGCATCTGCTCCGGGTAGTGGATGATGACCGCCGGCACACCGTCCGTGATGTCGGCCAGCATGGCGTAGTACTCGGCCTCGGGCAGCCGGTCCCTGAAGCCCTTGTAGTGGTAGCCGATGTTGAACGGGGGATCCGTCACGATGACCGGCGTGAGCCCGTTATAGACCATCGCCTCGATCCCCCCCCCGATCAGCTCGAGGCAGTTCCCCTCGTAGACGCGGTCGAGCTCCTGCTCGACGTCGGCGCCGATTTCCTCTCCCATAGGGATCCTCTCCTTATTCGGTTGTCCGTGTGTGCTATTCGGCCGGGAGGCGGCACCAGCCGGCTATCTCGGCCCACTGGGCGCCCTGTTCCGCTAGCGCGTCCAGCATCGCCCCCGCGAGCCCCCTGATCTCCCACTGGGCGTGGGCATCGAGCCGCAGGGCGCAGAAGGACATGAGCTCGCGGGCGTTCATCGTCACCGCGATGTCGGTCTTGCAGGCCTCGGGCAGCACGAAGCGCGCGTCCTCGGGCTTGAGGCCGTCGGCGATCAGCGACTCGTAGCGCGTGCGGGCGTAGGCCATGTACCCCCTGTAGGCCTGCTCCGAGTCGCTCCCCGCGATCGACGGTGGGACGACGTACCAGTCGCCGCCCTCGAGGCGCGTGTAGCGCTGGGAGCGCTGGCAGAAGCTCGCCAGGCGGTGGCGCACCAGCTGGTGTGAGTAGGCACGGCTGATGCCCTCGATGGCGAAGGTCGCCGAGACGTGCTCGAACACGCTGAAGTGCCCGGCGCGCCAGCAGTTGACCGCGCGAGACCTTGGGGTCGGTCCGGCCGTAACTGGTGCCGGCGATGCGCCCCACCGTCTCGAGCGGGTTGTCGCAGCTGGTGGAGATGATATCGACGTTCATCGGGCGCCCCCGTCCAGTCCGTTCTCGATGAGCTCGGCGAAGCGCAGGAGGGACCCGGTGTGGTCCTCCCACGCTTTGTGGGCCCAGCCGTCCGGTTTGGCCCAATGGGCCTCGCGGCGCATGTCGGCCACGACCTCGCGGATGTAGTCGGGATCCACACCGTCCTTGGCGCGGATAATTCGGTATTCGACCATATTTACTTCACAAAGTCGTACCAGTCGCAGGACTCGTCGAGGCCCTCGATCAGGTGTCCGGCGACCCAGTGCGGCATCTCGAGGGGCAGCGGGTCGGTCTCCTCGACCCACAGGCCGCAGGCCCTCATGCAGACGCCGCAGCCGTCGGCGACGTACTGGTAGTGCGAGCACTGGTCGCATGTCGGCCTGGGGCCGGCGAAGGCTTCCTCGATGTCCGCGTCGGTGACGCCAAGCGGGTAGTTACTCATCGCTCGCCCCCTGGATGATCCCGAGGGCCAGCCACGTTGCCAAAATGGCCGCGAAGGCCCCCAGGGCGATCCAGCCCCATGCGGCCCCGAAGGCGTTTCCGATCGCGGCGCACACCGCGATGCCGACGATAATCGTGCCGGCGATGGCGATAGTGCCGACGGCCATCGCCTCGTCGGGTGTCAGCTTCTTCATCTGTTTGCCTTTCTGTTGAGGTACATGTCGAAGAGGGCGCCGCTCGCGGCCTCGACCGCGTAGGCGAGCTCCTCCTCGGCGGGCCTGTCGTCGCCGATGTAATGCAGGTAGTCCATCGCGACATGCACCGCCTCGTGGGCGAGCAGGGCGAGGATCTTGTACTTCTCCCCGTGCACGCCGCCCATGAGCACGAAATGGGTGTAGCCCCACTTCGTCGGGCACGAGAACGTCAGCGCCTTGCTGTCGCCGGGACTCAGGTCGGGCAGCTCGAAGCCGTGCTCCCCCGCATCCCTCGCCAGGGCCTCCCGGCTCGTGTAGAGGGCGACGAGCATCTCGGGCATCACCGAGCAGTGGGCTACCTGGACGCTCATCGGCCACCGCCTTCCGAGTCGTCGAGGGCGTAATCGATGTAGTCCCCGGCCTTGGCCAGGTCGACGTCGCCCCCCTTGAGCTCCTCGCGCCACAGGTAGCGTATCGCCGTGCCCTTGCAGAACCCGCGGTACTCCTCCGGGGTGAGGCATGACCTGATGGCGTCGATGCACGTCACGCCGCCCCGACCGAGGTAGCGCACCGGGTTGTCGGTGGGGCTATCTGCCATCTCGACCGCCCCTTCCCTTCTTGACGAGGAGGATCATCTGGCCCTGCTTGTGGACCCGGACCCTCCCGCTGAACTTCTTGTTGCAGCATGCGTTCCAGAGGCCGCGGTAGAGCTCATCGAAGCCGAAGGGCGTGTCCGCGACCTTGACCGACGCCCGCTGCGCGTCGTACTTGACGAACGAGGACAGGAGCCTGTTGCAGAACTCGCTCAGGTCGGTGCCGTTGCGGGTCGTGTACTCGGGGCCCTCGTAGACGTGAAGGAATCGGTCCATGCCTCACCTCCTGTATCTTGTTATCGAATCGATGATCTGCCCGACCTCGTCGTCGGGCAGCGGCGGGAGCAGGTGCTCCCGGTTGGCCCTGTCCGCGGCCCTCTCCAGCTCCTCGCGGGATGCCCCCGCGCCCCACTGCTGGCCGCAGAAGGATACGAGCGCGAGGTGCCTGCTCCCGCTCGACACGTCCGGGTAGACCGGCGCGATCTGGATGCGGCCGTCGTCGCGCTCCGGCCACTCGGGCTCCCATATCGTCTGGGGCGCCCCGCCGGAGCCGTCGCGCTCCCCGCGGGGGAAGTGCTCGGCGAGTATCGCGTCGACTGCGCCCTGGGCATCGGCGATGGCGGTGTAGCGCCCCAGGGTCCATCCGGTCAGGACGAAGTAGCGGGACTCGCGGTATATCTCCCACCGCCCCTCTTTGCGCCCCTTGAACGGGATGTCGGCCCGGCAGACGATGTGCAGGCCGTTACCGCTCTTGGAGACCTCCGCGTAGCTGGCGCAGGCCCTGACCGCCTCCGCGGCCTCGGGGAGGATCATCCCCTCGCCGTCGAAGGCGTGGTCGATGTCGATGCCGACGAGGCCGTCGTCCGCGAACACGAAGCCCAGGAAGTCGTATATCCCGGCCTCGATGCAGGAGGCGGCCTCGTCGAAGGTGCCCCAGGTCGCGGGCAGGCTGACCGAGGCCCTCCTGTCCGCCGACACCCTCATCGGGCATTTGGAGCCCTGCTCGACACCGACCCAGCGGCGGAGGCGGCGCAGCTCGTCGGGTATCGCCCCGAGATCCGTGCCGCCCATCGCTAGGGCCTCTGGGGCTTGGTGTCGCCCGGCTCCACCTTCCGGCGGGAAGCGGTCTTGCCCTTGATGATCTTCTGCTTGCCGCCCGGCGGCGGGACGATCTCGCCCTCGAAGTCGAACGGGTCGATGGGGAACTTGAAGTTGCCGTCGATGTCGAGGCCGAACTCCTCGTCCTTGTCGTCCCACGTTTTGTTGTTCGCCCTCGCGACGATCTCCATCGCGATGCCGAGCGGGATGGGCCCCTGGACCCATTGGCCGCCCGATGTCAGGCGGCGGTACTCGATGATCTCGTTGGGGCCGAGTCCTTTTCTGATCTTCATGCTCCCAGTTCCTCTCTGAGAAGCTCGCCGAACTCATCCAGCGAGCGCACTATCCTGTGGCATATCCCCTGCCTCGTGAGCCTGTTCCGCCAGACGATCTGGTCGGGCTGCACCTCGTAGCCGCTGTCGGCCTTGAGCTCCACGGCGACGCAGCGCCCGGCGTGGAACAGCAGGAGGTCGGGGAAGCCCTTGTTGGTCCAGCCCCCGCCGTGGATGTTCACGGCCAGGACCCCGCGCCCCTTGGCGAGGCGCAGGCAGTCCCGCTGGAGCTTCGACTCCCTCAACTACGCGAAGAGGTCGTCATCGTCGGACGCCTCGTCCCCCTCGCCGGGGTCGAGCGGCGCCTCGCGGTAGTTGCGCAGGTGCGTGTACATGCGCTTCTCGCCGTCCTTGTTCGTGCCCTCGTTCTCGAGGATGTCCGCCATCACCTGCTGGCCGACGAGGTCGTCGGGGTCGATGTCCTCGAGGTCCCAGTCGCGCAGGGCGCGCTTGGCGAGCGTCGAGAAGATGTTGCGGGCGACGCGCTGGGCGTTGCTGGGCTTCGAGCCGCGGCCCATGTTGAACTGCTCGGTGCCGGTGCCGTGGTCCTCGTCCTCGAATGTGACGACGGCCTTGTTGAACTTCTCGTCGTAGTCGACGTCAATGATCGTCAGGACCTGGTCTCGGCCGACGTGCAGGTTGGCGAAACCCTCGGTGAGCTCGATACGTGCCATTTGGTTACTCCTTGTCTTTGTTTAACTTCGCTGTGAACTTCGATGATTCGGTCTCCTTCGAGTACTTCTCCAGGAGGCCGTCCTTCTCCAGGCGCGCCTTGTCGATATCGGTCTTCCTCGTCACGACCAGCTTGCAGTCGACCCCGTGGCCGCTGAAGGTGGCGGTGTCGTGGTCCCCGATGTTCTCGAGCGCGTACTTCTTGAGGATCTCGGTGATCTTCTTGAGGCGCTTCTCCTTGGGGGACGAGACGACCTTGAGCCCCTCGATGAACTCGGCCGTCTCCGCGTACTCCTTGAGCAGGCCGTCGATGTCGGTCTCGGGGCTGAGCGACGCGTCGCGGAGCCCGGCAAGGTACTCGCCGTCGCGGTTCTCGTCGTATTTGGGCGAGTTGCCGGTTTCGACGTACTCTCGCCACCACGCGAGGGCCGGGCGGACGTAGTCCTCCTCGAAGTCCGGGTAGCGCTCGTGGAGGCGGAACTCGACGGTCATGGTGTTGGACGCGTCCGGGACGAAGTCCTCGGGGTGGTCGTAGATGCCCGGCTCGGTGAGGAACGAGGCGACCATGATCACGTCCTCTACGCCCAGCAGGTATGCGTAGAGGGCCGCCTGGAGCGCGTAGTACTCGGGGACGTCGTCCTCCCAGTCCTCGGCGCGCTTCGTCGTCTTGAACTCCAGCACGCCCGTCGGCTCGCCGTCCTCGTCGACGAGGATGGAGTCCCACATGCCGCCGAGCACCGGGTGCGTGAAGAAGTTGCCGTAGGTCTTGCTGAAGTAGTCGGGGCCGTAGACGTCGGTCGGGTCCCTGAGATCGTCCATGGCGTAGGACTCGCGCATGTAGGCGATCTGCTTGGGCTCGATGACCTTGCCGGCCCTCGTGTACACGGTCTCCTCGAACGGCTTCATCCAGGCGCGCGTCACCTCGCACCAGACCTGGAACTCAGTCGTCCACTTGTTGAGGCCGAGCACGGCGGCGAAGCGGGTCGCCGTCAGCTTCTTGGGGCGCTTCGGCGGGTCGATGCTGACGGTGCCGTCGTCGTTCCAGGTGATGTCAGCGCTCATCGGGCAGCCCCTCCTTCAGGGTCTCGAGGCAGTCGGCCGAGATGACGACGGCACCGACCGAGTGCAGGAACTTGTCGGTCAGCAGGCCGATGGCGATGCCCACGGCGGTATCGTTGCAGTCGCCGATGCGGGTGAGGGTGTTGAAACCCCTCACGAGCTCCTTGGCGGCGCGAACGTCCTCCGTCGTCGGCTTACTCATGCGAATTTGCCCGCCGGCCGCCACGACCGTGAGGACGGTATTGGTCTCAGCCATCGCTACTCACCCTTCTCGATGGACGCCTTGAGCTCCCCGAGCTCGTTGATGTACTTCTCGCACTCCGCCTTGGTGATCTCCTTCTTGAGGTTCTCGGTCTCGACGCCGATCTCGGCAACGGCCTTGGCGACCTGCCCGTTGTCGGGATATTCCTCCTTGAGGGTCTTGATCGACTTCTTCAGCGCGGCGACCTGGAGGCGCGTCGCCTTGCCGTCGGGGTCCGCGAGCTTCGCGGCGGTCTTGGCGCGGTCGGCGCCCTCGGCGGGCTTGGCGGAGCCGCGCTTGGCCTTGACGGTCTTCTTGGCGGCGGGCTTCTTCGGCGCGGGATCGCCCTTGTCTGCGGTGGCGACCTCGGTGGTCGACTTCACGGCGCTCTTGGCCGGCGTCTTCGCGTCGCGGGGGCCGCCGATGGACGCGTCGGTCTCGTCGCCCTCGGCGAGGTCGAGCACGAGCATCTTCATGTAGCGTCGCAGGTAGGTCTCCTCGCTGCCGAGTCGCTGGAGCGGGTTGCCCGTGTCCTTGCCGTCCTTGTTCAGGATCGGGTTGATCGAGGGCCAGTCGAGCTCGAAGGAGATCTTCTCCTCCGGCGCGTCGACGTTGATGACCTCGGTGACGATCTTCGCGGGCTCCTCGTGGACCCCGTTGATCGCCCCGTTCTCGAGCGAGATGCCGGATACCGTACGGCGCATTACCTTGGTCGTGCGCTCGACCAGGCCGACCTCGGCGAAGATGCGGGTCTGGGTCGGGACGATGTCGTCGAGCTCGAAGTAGTCGAAGCCGACGTAGTCGTTGATGCCGCTCTTCTTGACGCCGGCCTCGACGAACATGTGTCGCGCGATGGCCAGCTTCTGGTAGACGTTCATGGATGTGTAATCAGGTGCCTTGGCTGTTGCCATGGTCCCCTCCTCTGGTTCGAAATCGGCAGCGCGCTTGAGCGCGAGCCTCTTGTAGAAGTCCTTGTCGATGTCGGCGATGTCGGGCATGCCACCGTTGGAGACGAGGCAGTGCTCCGGCAGGGACTCGATCTTGGCGACCGATCCGTCGGCCTTCTTGACCTTGTAGAGGCGCCCGAGGCGCTCGTCGCGGGTCGCGAAGACTCGGTTGCATTTCTGCATCGGGACCTCCTCCCCGTCCACCAGCTGGTAGACGCGGGAGTACTTTCCGCCGGCCTTGGCGATCAGCTGGAAGGCGGCGGGATCGTCACAGGAATCAATTGATCGGTCGATGGGCGTGCCGTCGAGCAGGTACGCCTTGAGGGCGTCCGCCACGGCGGTCGCGTTGTTGTTGATGGAGAAGGCGCCCACCGTGGACGGGCCCCTCACCAGGTATCCGCCCTTGACCTTCTCGTGGCCGTCGACCATGCGGATGGCGTAGTTGTTCACGTCCTTCTCCCACACCATCTGGACCTGGTCCTCCTCCAGGCCGAAGCCCGTGCGGCGCTCCCACTCGTGGTAGATCTCGGCGAACTTCCCGTAGCTCGACTCGTCGAGCGAAACCATGATGCCGTCGGTGTTCAGCTGGATGAGCGTCAGGCCCTCGATGTCGTGGACCAGGTGCTCGGCGAGCTCCAGCAGGTACAGCTGGCCGGACACGCACACGGAACGGGCCATGAGCGGGTCGTATAGGTCGTTGTATTTGTTGAGAGTGGCGCCGTAGGTGGTGTTGACGACCAGCTTGAGGCCGTTGGCCGTCGCCTTGTCCCCCGCCTTCTTGGCCGCCAGGCGCTCGGTGTAGATGCCCTCGAAGACCGACGGGGAGCGCATGTTGCGCGAGGTGTACCCGTTGCAGATCATGAGCGACGGGTAGTAGCTCGACACGTCGATGTTGATTATCAGGCGCCCGCCCCGGCGCTCCTCGCGGTATCTGGGCAGGGCCCCGTGGATGCCGCCGAAGGCCAGCGTGACCGGGCAGCCGCCGACGTCGATGGCGAGCTTCAGCTTCCACAGGACCTCGTCCGGCACGGACGGGTCGGCCATGTTGGCGAAGAACCCGAAGACCTCGTCGGGTATCCACTCCCTCAGCAAGTTGGCCGGTACGGTGTAGGCGCGCTCGTCGTCGTGCTCGGCCCTCGTCGCCCCCAGCACGGCCGCGGTTAGCTTGGCGTTGGTGAGGTAGAGGGCGCGACCGGGCGACAGGCCCGCCCTCTCGCCGAGCGTGAGCTTGGTCTCGAGATACCCGCGGCGGAGCTCCAGGAGGGCCTCGGTGGCGTCGACGTCGTGCATGCAGTAGTGCAGCACGTCCGCGCGCTCCGCCGCGGTCAGCCTGCCCTCGTGGGTGAAGTCGACCTCGGACTCCTCGACCGACAGGCCCAGGTGCCCCTCGACGGACTTGAGGGACGTGCCCTGCTGGGTGTCCTTCATGAGGTCGACGTCGTTGAAGCGGAAGTAGCATCTCTCGAGGTAGGGGTGCTGCCACCCTTGCTCGCCCGAGATGATCCAGTCGTTGACCTCCTTGACCTGCTCCGGGGAGCAGCCCGCGAAGATCGCCTTCATGATGTACTGGTCGTAGTGCGAGCCGTTGAAGGACACGAAGAACGAGTCCGACATCTCCCGCATCCACTCCCGCAGCGCCTCGGCGTCCTCGTTCCAGAACCACTCCCTGCGCTTGTCCCCGACGTGCTTGAACACCACGAGCCAGTCATGGGCGAACACCTCGAAGTCGTAGACGAGCAGGTCCAGGTCGGAGAGGCTATCCATCCAGGTCACCTCGCGAGGCCAGGTACCCCATGGTCCGCTTGGTCACCTTCTTCGGGAGCCACTTGCGCTTCCAGTTGGTGCAGAGCGCGTCGGACGAGTGCACGTAGAAGGCGTTCCCGTTGTCGTGCTCGCAGTCCCTGGCGGCGGGGCAGCTCTGGCAGTTGATGCAGTCCAGGAAGGCGACCGCGTGCTTCTCGCTCCGGAAGAGCTCGACGTTGCGCTTCGCCTCGTGGCGGTAGAGCATGCCCTCGCGCTCGGTGTATATGGGATCGTCCCTGTTCACAGTCTCGCCCCCTTCGTGTATTCGGTTATGTACTTGCTGAAGAGCGCCTCGCCGAAATCGGCGTAGTTGCCGAGCGCGGCGTAGATGGCGTGCTCTATGCTCCCGTCGGTGAGCATGTAGTAGTACGAGCACGGCCTCGTCTGGCCGACGCGGTGGATGCGGTCCCGGGCCTGCTCGTTGAGGTTGCTCGAGAGCGTCGGCTCGAAGAACACCATCGTGTCGGCCGCGTAGAGGTCGATGCCCGCGCTGCCGCTCTGGTACTGGCAAATGATCGCCCTGATGCCGTCCTCGTCCTGGAACCGGCGCCACACGGCCTTGTCGGCCGACCTGCCGTCCAGGACGACGTGGCCCATCTTCAGCGATGCGAGCACACCCGACACGAGGTCGATGGAGTGCCTGAAGTCGCAGAATATGGCGACCTTGCCCTCGAAGTCCGCCAGGAACTCCTTGAGCGCGGTGAGTTTCGATGAGCCGTAGTCGACGCGCGACCCGTCGTCGAGGTCGATGTATCCCGAGGCGAGCTGCCTCAGCCTCAGCGATCTCGTCAGCGGGTTCTGCGCGAGGGCGTCCAGCTCGACGATGGCCGAGTCCTCCATCATCTGCTTGTACACCCTCTTGACCTTTGGCGACATCGCGCAGTGCAGTATCTCGTCGGGGAGCTTGTCCGGCAGGTCCAGGCACTCGGCCTTGGTGATCCGGTAGCTCCAGTCCCCCAGCACCCGCTGGAGGTCGTCGACGTTGCGGTACCTGTACGGCTGGTGCCACGGGTTGAGGTACGCCACGCGCTCGATCCACTTGTAGTAGCTGTCGCCGCCCAGGCACGCCGGGTACACCCGGCCGCCCTCGACGACGGGGTCGATGCAGGCGAGCTGGCTCCAGATGTTGCACAGCTGCCCGTTGGACGTGGGCGTGCCCGTGAGGATGTAGCGGTACCGGGCCCGCGAGCACATCTTCTGGCACGCCTTGGTGCGCTTGGCCGACGGGCTCTTGACGTAGTGGCTCTCGTCGAGGACCACCGCGTCCCAGTTCCCGCCCGCGTACGCCTCGCGGCGCCAGACGATGTCGTAGCTCTGCACCTCGAAGTCTATCGAGGCCAGGGCCGCCCTCTGGTCGTCCGACAGCAGGGCCACCTTGTCCTCCCACGACGCGCACACCGCCTTGGGCGCCACGACGAGGGCGGACCCGATGGAGCCTCCCGCGGCCAGCTCGGCCAGGCGGAACAGGACCGGGAAGGTCTTGCCCGTGCCCTGCTCCATGAACAGGGCGAAGCCGTCGTTGAGCCTCAGCAGGTTCAGGGCGACCCTCTGGTGGTCGTAGAGCTCGATCATGGCCGGCCTACTTGGAGGCCACGCCGATGATCGCGCCCATGCCGATGAGCAGGCCCGCGCCCATCGCACCGAACAGGTCGTGCAGCGGCAGGGCGCCCTTGGCCATGAGCGCGATCATCACGATCACGCCGCCTGCGATGAACCCGGCGCACGCCAGGACGTCGTCGTCTATACTCCACCTACAGGGGCCGCGGTCGCGGCTCCCGTTTCCGCGAGGGGCGCCGTCGCTCGTGCCACCGACCTGGCAGCGCCCCCCGTTGCGCGGCGGTTTGTACTGGTACTTTGGCATTTCCTCTCCTTGAAATAGAAATCTAGAAGCGTCTGCGCGAAGACCTCCCTCTTCACCGGGCTTACCGATGCCCAGAGTCCAGGCTCTCGGCCACCTTCAGCGCCTTCTCGGCGCGCTTGATGGCCGCGGTCTTCTCCGCGTTCTGGCGCTCCAGCTCCTCCGTGAGGATGCGGTGCGCCTCCATGAGCATCGTCTTCTGCTTCGGCGTGATGTTGTCGCTCGAGATGGCTCGGCTCAGCTCGCTTGCCTGCGCGCTCATTCCGCACGCCTCCAGCTGGTCGGCGATCTCCTGCAACTTCATGACGGTCATCCCGAGCATGCGTTTGATCTGCTCCTGCACGTCCCACATCTCTCCTCCTTTCGTTCAGTTGTCTCTAATAACGATTTCCGCGATCGCTTACGCGCCGCGGCGATCCCGCGCGCCCCGTTGGACCGGATCCGCCGTCGCCATATGTGGTCGATGACCCATTGAGTCGCCCGTGGGGCGGAGCTCCTACTTCGGCGGCCCGGAACGGAGGGCGCGGGCTATACGGTTCTCAAGGATCGCGTCGCGCTATTGTTTTATCGCGCAACACGAGATACAATCTTTAGTCACAACTTAGTCACTGAAATGCTGCCCGTTTGTCCTCCGGAAATAACATTTCAGTCAATGTCGTGTGACGCGTTGTTACCTCGTCTGTCACGACATTATGGGCTCGTTGTTATCGTGTGTCAACGTAGTTTTGAGGTGAATGTCGTGTTTTACGATAATTTTGAAAGAGTATGCGCGGAACAGCGACTTAAACCCAGTCGTGCCTGCATAATGGCCGGCCTCAAATCAGGCCGTGCTGCTAATTGGAAGAAATCTGGAGCCCTACCGAGTCAGGAAGAGCTAAAACGGCTCGCCGACGTGCTGAAATGCGAGGTGGCGGACTTCTTCCGCCCCGAGACCAAGAGGATCCACAGCACCTCCCAGGACGCCCTCGCGGCCATGGCCATGAGGGAGCTGGAGCCCGGCGGGGACCTCGACGAGAACGAGCGCGAGCTGCTCCGCATCTACAGGAAATGCGACAACAGGCAGCGCGCCCTCTTCATGGTTTCTACATATAAGTTCGAGGAGGAGAACCTGAAATGACGACCGCGGCGGCATACGCGCGCTTCTCGAGCGACGCCCAGAGGGACGAGTCCATCGAGATCCAGCTGAGGGAGATAGGCAGGCTCTGCGACCGCGAGGGCTGGGACCTCGCCCAGACCTACACCGACTACGCGATATCCGGCACGCGCGAGGACCGCCCGGGCTTCCTGCGCTGCGTCGCCGACGCCGAGCGCGGGCTGTTCGACGTGCTCGTCGTCTACAAGATGGACCGGTTCGCCCGCAACGTCTCCTACGCCCAGGAGACCAAGCGCAGGCTGTTCGCGGCCGGCGTGAGGATCGTCTCGGTGCGCGAGGGCGAGCAGACCGACACGCCCGACGGCTTCCTCACCGGCGGCATCAGCGACCTGTTCGCCGAATACTACTCGCGCAACCTCTCGGTCCTCGTGCGCGGGGGAATCGCCCAGAGCGCCCGCGAGTGCAAGGCCGCCGGCAGGCGCATGTTCGGCTACGCCGTCGACCCCGAGACCGACAGATTCGTCCCCGACCCCGTCCAGGCGCCCCAGGTGCGCGGGATGTACGACCGCTACCGCTCGGGCGAGACGATGGAGGAGATAGCGGCGTGGCTGGCCTCAGAGGGCGCCCGCACGCTGCGCGGCAACCTGTGGAGCGTGACGGCGATCGGTAACGCGCTGCGCAACCCGGCCTACAAGGGCGTGTACGCATACGCCGGCACCGAGGTCGAGGGCGGCATGCCCGCCATCGTGCCCGAGGAGGAGTGGGACGAGGTGGAGGAGATCCGCCTGCGCCGGAAGAACTCGAAGAGGCGCCGCCGCGTCAACGACTACCTGCTGACCGAGAAGGTCTACTGCGCCCGCTGCGGCAAGCCCATGTGCGGCACGGCCGGCACCGGCAGGTCGGGAAGGAAATACACTTACTACGGCTGCATGCACAGGGGCGGCTGCCGCGTGCGCGTCCCATCCGACGCCGTCGAGCAGACGGTGCTCGCCGCGCTGACCGACATGCTCTCCGACCCGGGCACGGTGGACGCCATCGCCGCGGACATGCTCGAGCTCGCCCAGGGCAGGGTCAGGCACGCGCCCGAATGGCGCTCTGAGGCCACAGAATCGCGCAGGAGGCGCGACAGGCTCGTGGCGGCAGTGGCGGACGGCCTGCCCGTAGACAGCGTCAGGGATCAGATTGTGGGGCTCGAGGAGCGCATCCGGGAGCTGGAGGCCCTCGCGGACGCCGAGGAGGCGGAGGCCGAGACCATGCTCGACCCCGACCGGGCGCGCGGTTTCATCGAGGGGTACATGTCGCTTATTGCGAACCGCAAGGACTACGCCCGCCCGCTCGTCGACACGTTCGTCGACCGCATCTACGTGGACCCCGAGTCCGCCGTCGTCTTCTTCGCCATCGGCGAGGAGCGCGACTGGGGGTTCGACATAAGCGAACTCGGGTCAATAAAAAAGAGCGAACCCGCAGGTAGACTGCAAGTTCGCTCTTATGATCTGTGGTCGGGT